TCTACATAACCAAAAGCATCTTCGGCCATCCAACAGTTGCTTTCGCTTTCACTATCGTCATCACGTAGGCTTACTTTAATTGCTTCGCAACGTATGCCAGTCATATTACTAATAATTGTAGCAGGAACATTGCCGCCACGGGTAATACCTACAATGTAATCAGGCCGCCAATTGTCCTTGTACATTTTGTTTACAATACTAACGCACATACGTTCTACGTCAGCCCAACTATAATATTTTTTTTTAATCATTGCGTCCTTCCAAGTATTCTTCATTATGTATCCAACGGTATCCTAATGTTTTTACAAAAGGCATAAAGCCCCATTCCTTTTGTTTCTTGCCCATAAAGAACAAACTCCAACAAGGAATCTCGTTACCGTTTTTATCTTCTTTAAGTTTTAGGTAATGCAGATCATCTGATGATCTAAACCTAAAATGCCCAGGACCACGCCATCTTGCCGTGGCTCCTACTACGTTACCTTCTTGACTATAACAAGGAACGTATTCATAGTATCCGCCTTTTAAAATAAGTGTTGCATACGACCACGGATGATCGTGTAGTACTGACTCATCACTTACCATAACTTTGTGTAGTGTTATGTTAAAAGGAAAATTCTTTCGTTCCTTTAAAAACAAATAATAACGATCAAGATAAGGTATTTTACCATCTCTGTCGTATATAGTTCTTTTTCTACCTAACTTATCAAGCAGTTTCAACAACATCAAAAACCTCTTCCTTTAAATAACGTTTTAACTCACCGTCAGTGGGTTGTACGTTATAGTTATCTTTGAAAAATATCTCATAACTATCAGAGCCATATTTCCCAATCCCGTATAACATTGTAGCATCATTTCCGTCCCAAGTCAAGTAATCTTTTGACATTCTGCGTAATCTATGCTCTCTTACATTAACCATTCCTAATGGTTTAATAATCATTTTAATTGTATCTGGCGCAGTATTAATCAAGTGTACTGGTGTAGGACAAATACCAAATAACAAAGGTAATACTCTTTTTACTTGTTTACGGTTTGTTTGATTAAGACAAATAACACCTACCATGTGTTGCCAAGAGCCGTCAATTTGCTGTTGTACCATAAGTTCGTCTTTAAAAGGAGTCAATGATTTCATCCTAGTGTGATCCAATTACTATGTTTCGGCTTGAGCAAAGAATAAACTTGTTTTACTCTTTTGTTATATTCTTCTTCATTCACCGAAATATTATTTAGGTGTTGTTTCCAAATTCTTTTCATATCGTCTGAAAGTTTTGGATTTGCTAGAATTAATTTTAAATTTGCTCTACGCTGAGACTGTTTGATTTCCGAATAAGGTCCCATAATTTATTCCTTTCATTGGACAATTCTTTCTACTCATTCTTACAATGTGTGGTGTAAGATTATGTAACTTAGTCATATCAATTAGTTTTATACCACGTAAGTTAAACATGAGTGCTTCATTAGGTGTAAGGATTCTAATATCGTTCTGAGTTTTTTGCGGTTGAAGTGCATAAACTCTTTCTTCATTAAGATTCATCATACTATTTCCTCTATAATGCCTAACACTTCTGCAAGTAACAAGCCTACACCTGCTGCCATCATCCATACACCACCATTACCAATAAAAGTATCAGTAGTGTTGTGTAGAACCCAATAAAATTCATACCCTGCCCATATCAACATTGCACATGATATAATTCTAAACATACTCTTAATTAAACTTACTGCAAAGTGCCCAGTGCCGGGGTCTTTAGCGGCAGGAACAAATACTCTTTCTGGAATAGGCATTATGATAACTCCGGTAGTGGTGTTACAGATGATGTATCGTGATAGTCGCCACCTGATTGATAAGTCCTACTCGCTGTTTCTTTAATCATCATACCATTACGATAACGGTATGTAATAATTTCTTTACGTACAACTCCGTCCGTATCAGAGTTAAAAGATTCTTTAAATGGTCCGTCAGTCATTGTGTTCTCCTTATTGATTACAAGCATATGATTGTTGAAGTTTAATGTTATCCATAAACTCTTTCTTAGTAGCCGCATCGTCTTTGAATGCACCTTTGAGTACAGTTGTTTGTGTAAGACTGCTGTGTGCCTTTACACCTCTGTTTTCAACACAACCGTGTGTTGCTTGTATATACACACCTAAGTGTTCTGCACCTGTTGCTTTTTGTATTTCACGGGTAATATCATTTGCAAGTTCTTCTTGCAATGTACCACGTTCAGCACACCATTGTGCAATACGTGTATACTTAGACAAGCCAATTAATTTGTCTGCGGCAATTATACCAATGTATGCTACACCTCTTACAATTTGATGATGATGTGAACACATACTTGTTAGTTCTGAACGTACTACTAGCATACCTTCATAACGTGAAGCACTGTCATTTGGAAATGCTGTTGCACTAGGAATAGGATCATAACGTCCTGCCATTAGTTCATTGATATACATCTTTGCAAGACGTTTACCAGTTCCCATACTGTTAGGATCATTATGTCTATCAATTACAAGTGCATCTAGTACACCTTCAAACTTCTCAGCGGCTTCGTTGATAAGTTGTTCTTTTTCGCCTTCAAAAATAAAGTCACTGATATTGTCACCTGCCCAATATCTATTTTTTGTATTTTGTAAGCGTTTTGCTATTTCTTCGTATTTCTTCAATTTAATCTCCGATGTTGACGCAGTGGATTGCGCATATTATTAATGTAACACGTCAAGCAAACCTTTGCAACTAAAATAATCTCCATTTAGTTTGGTTACTTGTTTATTTAGGTCTGGAAGATAGTTTTTATAATTTTCCATATAATCTGTAATAAGATTCATTACTTTTTGTTTATGTTTTTTGTAACTATCTAAGTCTTGTGTCCATGCACTTGGATATTTAAACTTAGGTAATGCCATTTCCGAATAACTTAATCTATCCGGAACCATAGGAAGTGCACCAACAATTGCACCCTCATACCAACTTATACCTAGTGTTTCTTGTAAGTTAGCACTAAACACAAGTTTTGCTTCTCCTAGTAAGTTGTGATATTCGTTCTTTGAAAGTTCTCGTTCTTGACAAACAACAAAGTTATATTGTGGTAATGATTCTTTCAAGTCTTGGAATATCGATAGTTGTTTTTCAGGAGCAATCCTGTGTGGAAATAATATAGTATCCTTTTTAGGCATTCCTTTATACATTGTAAGTGTATCTTCCATATATTCAAAAGGCCAACCTGTTCTCACTATCTTGCTTTTATCTAAATTAGGAAAGGCTTTAAAGAACATAAGAATGTGAAATTCACTTGCAAAGAAATTATGATCAAAACATTCATACATGCTTCTTTCAGCATTTCTTACCCAAGGCTTATCTCCAATTAGCCTACCAAGAAAATCAGCAGGATCGTAACTGCCAGCATGCCATAAGCCACCAATTCTGATCTTAACATTAAGTAGCTCAGCCATGTATTTAAGTTGTATAACAGACGGGTTCCAAGCATCTGTATATAGGAAATAATCCCCATCCTTTACTTCTCCTTTGCAAAATGCATCAGCAATCTGCATCAATTGATTTGATTTGTAAACATTAGTGCCGCCAAAGTTGAGGAACGCTCCAGGCGTTGTGGCCTGTGGCGTATCCCCTCCATTGACTACTCGCACTTTATGGCCGTGAGCTTCTAGCAGTTTAGGAAACTTTGTTTTCCACTGTTTAGTGTATCGTGTTTCTACTGCTTCAAGATCAACTAGCCAAATATTCATCTGCGTTTACTCCTTTTATCTTTGAATTTCCGATTACCTTTACTAAATGCTCTCCATACATAACTAGAGTTATTATAGAGATCCTTTTCATTAAAAGGATAAAAGTTACCACGGTTGTCACTGTTAAAGCGACAAAAATTTTTGAATTGTTCAAGATCGTTAAAAACCTTATCGTAGGCTCTACGATTGAATTGAATCGCCATTTTAATAATCCTCTATCTAGCATACTCAATGTGGGCACCGTTTTCTCCATCTTCACTTACGTCAATGTGGACTTCACGGCCTGGGTGTTTAGTAATAATCTGTTCATACAAATCATCACTCATCATTTCACAACTTTTATAATCTAATTCAATTGTCTTCTCCTCATACAGTTTCTCAAGCCAACGCTTGAATTGGATGAATTCAATATCTCTGTCGTTGTGTGTAACAGTGATACCTACCTTAAAATGAAATATGTGTCTATGGGGATAACCCAAAAAACTAACATCATATTCATCGCCTGTTGCAAGACTAGGATCATCTAGTGCCGCAGGATACTTGTGGATACCTTCTTTAGTAAAGGTTACCCAAATCATTCGTTTTGCTGTAGACATAATGCGTCTATGATTGTCTTCTGCTGTTGCTTCTTTTATCATTGTTTCCATTGTACTCATAGTATACTACCTTTTTGTTCTGTTGTCAAGTTAGTCTTTAATATCATCATCGCCATATTTGCTCCAAGGAGTAAACTTATCACGTTCTAATAATCCATGTACAGGTTGTACCCATACACCAGGATTAGAATGATCAAAGTCTGCATCATCAATCTTTATACAAGCATTGTAATTAAGTTGATTTACATATGGCAGTTTTACACTAATCATGCTAATAAAGTTATGTCTTTCATTGTATCCTGTTTCGAGTATCCAATCATGATACTTTGCATCATAATCAAGTGTTACAAGATATTTCTTATCAAGTAATCCATATACAAGATCGTCCCAACTTTCTTTAGGAACAAAACTGTGATTAGCACCTAAGTAAATATGTTCAACTGTGTGTTCTTTTGCTTTTGCAAGAACATCTTCTAATGGTTGACATCCTGTTACAAACAGTGTATGCATTTCATACGCAGGAGTTTTCTCTACTTCATATCCTGTAAAGTAAGTAACATCTTCTTTTACACCATCTGCATATTCTCGTTTCATTCAGCGTTTACCTTTTTTAGCCTATCAATTTGATCTTTTAAATTAAGACGTTGCTTTTTCATTTGAGCTAGTTCTTCGTCTTTGAAGTTACCAGTCTTTTCTAGTGTGTCTACTTGTTTATTTAGAAACCTATGTGTTTCTGTTAATACTTTCAGTCTTTGTGTATAGTCGCCCATATCACGCCTCCTGTAGTTGTTGCTCAAGTTTATCTAGTTCACCATCTTCTCTATCATCTGCCCAAGGTGCTTTTTCTTCACCTTCTTCGTCTACTTCTACAAACATTCTGTTAAACTCATTAGTAACACCGCCACGTAGTCTTGCGCCTTCTAAGTTTTTAAGGAAACTGTCACCTTCTTTAATCATTGCGAACGCTGCCTCTTTAGTTGGCTGCTCGAACAGTTCTTCAACAAAGCGATCGAAGTATAAGATGTTACGTGGTACCCAATCTGAGTAATCATCACTTTTATCTGCTTCTTTAACTTTTCTCCAACGTCTCCAGTCTGGACGTTCTTTTGCTAATTCAATATCTGTCAAGTTGTTAGCACGTTGTACTGCAACAATATGTTGATAAACATTGTGTGCCATCATAAGTGCATAACCAAAACTATCCCACGATGTTTTTCCTTCTTTGCCAATCTTGTTTAGCATTCCTGGAGCATAATGACAAATGTCTGCAATAGTTAAACGTCTACCAATTTCACTTTCGAAAGGAAAAGGAATATCGTGACGATTGGCAAGTGCTTTGTTATCAGGAGCCTTGTCCATTATAACTGACCATCTCTTACTTGTATGCTGGCTGTTAGTGTACACTAGTCCGTGTGCTGTAGCAATAAAAGGACTTGCACAATCAAAACTAACTGTAAAGTTTTCATTAATGTGTTTACGCACCTGACGTTGAATACTAGTTAAGTAACAAGACCAATCAAGTTGTGCAGTACCTAAGAAGTGCATCCAGTCCTTGCCTTCTAGCATACCATCAAATTTCATAGTCATTATACGTCTTAGTGTAATAGGCATTTTGCACATATTAGCGCCGCCCATTGCCCAGCCTTCACAAGCCTTGTCTTTCCATATAGCAGGATCGGAGAATTCTTTAACACCTTCGTACCACCTTTCAGCAGTATCCCAGTCTGAACCCTGTAATACATTTAAGAACTTAGTTGCACCAAGTCTGCGCTCTAACCAATATTTGTTATTAAATCTTGTTTTTTCTAAACAATCTTCAAAACTCTTTAGTCCTGTTTTAGGCGAATGAATATGATCACATGCCCAAGTCGGAACGTCAAGTAGCATACTCCAGTCTGCTGTAAGTTCAAGCCAATTAAGAATATCTTCTCTGACCTTATTAGCAGCCGGACCTTCAAAGTTCAGCCAATCAAATTTAAGAACACCTTTACCAACTTGATAACCACCTGAGTCACCAAGTATCATTGTGTTGCCACGATCACGTGTTTGCACCATACTGTCTTGATCCATTGTTTTGTCAAGGTTTAATTGTGCGTGTCCTGCGGAATACAATCCATATTTGTATGTAAAGTATCCTTCTTCTTCATTTAAAAAGTTCATACCTTCGATGCCGCGATCAAAGCCTTGCGGAATACGGTCAGTTGGAACGAACTCTTGCTTACGTTGTTTAGCAATATAAGTGCTGAAGAAAGAACTAATAGCAGGCAAATACACTGCGTAGTCTTTCTGTAATGGTGTTAAGTTGACTGGTTTTTTCATAATGTTATTTAGGCCGCCTGTGCTGGAATGATATATTTGTAATTTGCTAATCCACTATCTAGTGTAATTTGAATAGCACCTTCGTTTGAAATACTCATCTTAGTATTATTAACATCAGCAATTTTAAGGATAGCAAGAATACTAGCCACTGGCCAAGTCCAACCTTTATCTAATGTACCTTCGACATTTTGTGCGAATACAAATTCACCACCATGTGTACTTGCATCACCAAAGATAAACTTCAAGTTATTATCTTCAGTTTTTGCTAAGAATGTTGGATGTTCAGGATTAGCGCCTGCTTGGAAACTAAATCTTTGTACTGCCGGCAAAGTTGGAGTTACCTCAACATTCCAGTTAACACCACGAAACTTAACAGTTTTCATTTTTTCGTTAATAATTTCTTGATTCATAAAACGATAGTCGTTTTTAAAATCACCATCAGCATTTTCAAAATGAATACCTACTGGAATAGTAGCACCATTTCTTTCAGCATTTGTAATAGTAATTTTTGCATCCTTTTGATATTCAGTACCATCAATTAAGTATTTCAACTTATTAAGTTGAGGCATACCAAATGTACCAATCATATCTGGATACGGGTTATGTGTGTCTGCTTCCATAATAACTGATCTGTCATCAGCCATTGAAAACATTCCTGTCTTATCTTCTTCGCCTGACACCTTAACAGTTGTTAGGAAACCTAAGTTCTGTGTGTGGCTGACGATATCTTGTAAAATGTCTTTCATTGAATTCTCCTATACATTTACATTATAATTAAGTTTTGCATAAAACGCAAGTGTTTTTTTACTCAAAATCAAACAAACTGTTAAAGTTATTATCATTCCGAGTTTGACTTATGTCCCAATCCAAAACTCCAATTAAGTTTTTAAGTTTTTCATCGATAACTGTATTTTCCATAGTAGCATCATCGAATGGTAACTCTTTGAACCAATCCGGAAGTCTTAGTTCGTCAACCGGATATGCTACACTGGTGTAAGCCATTGGATTATCTTTAACCTTACATACAATAACTTTTGCACCATCTGTTATGTTTACAGAGTACTTGTCACCGTTCATACGTTTAAGGGTGTTCCAATTGATACTTGCTCTTACGTGTCCAGGCATATTCACTTTACCTGCTTTCTTTTCTTTTGCTCCATACTCTGTAATCTTATTTGCACGCTTAGGCGAACCTTTCTCCCAACCTGGACGTGACTTAAACTCTGTTCTAAATTCAGTAATGTAGTCTAGTACGTCTTCTTTCTCTTTACCTGCTAGTACCATTTCTAATACATTACTTAAAAAGTCTTGAATAACAACTGGAGTATCAGAACGTTTAAGATCAAGACCCATTGCTTTGATTTTGCCTGGCTTGCCTTCTGTATCTGTTCTAAATCCTTCAATGTCATAGTATAGTACTGCATAACGTTTCTTTGTAATAAACAAACCTTTACTTGCAACAATCTCTCTAGCAGCCGCAATAACTTCGGAACGCTTCTTAGGACAATGAAATGCTTGTGACATGAATTTAGGAAATGTTGTATTTGCATTTTCACCTATAGTATCATACAGTTCAACTACACTGTCTTTTGTCCACGGAATAGTACCTGCATCAATATCTTTTTTTAGAGTACTGTACGCACTAAAGTATGTTGAGTCAGTATCTCCATACACAATTGCTTTACCTGTATGATCATAATCGCCTGTAACTATCTCATTGATCTTAGCAGCCATATGTTTTGTGATGCTTCTTCCTGTAAGTGTAACACTTTGACCAATCCTATTGTCGAAAAACCTACACCCAGGATTAAGAATAGCGCCATACAAACTATTGAGTAGAATCTTTTTAACCAACTGTCGTTTCGCCCAGTATTCTTCTTCAATTTTGTTTCCTGCATTTTGACTTTCTTTCTGTTTAGCCTGCATTTCTTTACGTTCTTTGTACCATCGTGCAAGTAGTCCAGGGATAATACCTTCTTTCTCGTATGTAAAGATTGTGCCATTAGCACTTAGCATCCAAGGTTGATTGCTTTCGTAGATTAAATCATATATTTGTGCGGCACTAAGTTTGTCATTATCGCCATTTTCCCAGTCAATTGTAATTTCTCTGCTAATCTCTTTGTCCATCACAGAACTATATTCAACACTACCGAACATACCTTCCCATGCATTTGCAAAGGATTTACCTTTTGCCATTTGTCCATCAATGTGTGCTTTAGTTCCTTCTTGACGTAGTTGTCCAACTACAGTCTCAGGACCCATATTCAATGCTCTAATAACAGATGGATACAGTGAATTCAAGTCAACACTGCCGATCCATTCGTGAATACCTTTCTTAGGATACGCAACATAAGCACCTGCGGCAGGCTCACTGCCTGGCTCACGTTTCACTCTGTTCGGAACAATCATTCCACGTCTGTGTGCTTCGTTGATAATACCTTGTTCTGTAACTGCAACAGCACCCATTGTTGTTTGTATAAGCACAGTGTTTTCATGTGCAATAGTATTTGCAAGATCAATAAACTTTAGTTTCTTATCTAGTTTATCAAGTAGTGCAGTATCTTGTCTGTTGTATTCAATGAACGTTCTAAAGTCGTTGTTGTATAGTGCATCAAGACTACCTTCATAAACAGTTTTCTTTTCACCTACTTCTAGTTCACCAATAGCATCTAGTCTGTATGTATGGCGTTCTTCATAGTTGTACTTACGATATAGTTCTAAACTATCAATGTGTACACGACCAATTAGATCATATGTTTGTGATTCTTTGCCAAACTTTTCATATATTCTTTTCTTAGGCTTTTGATCCCACAAACACAAACGTCTAGTATCATCAGCACTTAGTACTTTAATAATACGGTTAACAGTATAAGGCATATCATAACCTTCACTGTTCCAACCACTTAGTACATCAGCATCTTGAATAAGATCTAAAAATGCATCAAGCATATCTGCTTCATTGTCATACAGTATTGTATTTGGAATACCTTCAATTGCTTTTTGTGCTTCTGCCATTGAAAGCGTCTTGGGAGGAATAGCCAAACAAATAAGTTCTTCTAGCCACTGTAAATGCACAGCAATTGATGTAATAGGCATAAACGCATCTTCTGGACTTGCGTACCCACGCTCAGGATCAAAGTCAACCTCAATATCCCAAAACGCAATGTTTAGTTTTGGAGCATCAACATTTAGATAGTTGTCTTCTAAACATCGATAAATTGGATTTATATCGCTTTCATATAATTTATGATTGGAATGAATTGCAAGTTCCTTGCGCAGTTCCTTAATGTTCTTTGCAGTTACACGCTGTAAAGGATCACCGTAAATAGATTGATGTTTGCCTCTTGGGTCTTTATAATAAAATACGTGTCTTGGGGAATATTCTGTAAAATGTCTTTTATTGTTTTTTCTTTCTACTACTCGAATAGTATCTTCACTTCGATCATAGAATGCATCTACGTAACTCATCTTTTCTCCTTATATGCAAATTCAGGCTTGCAAATACCAATGTGTCGCTTTATGGCCGACTTTACCTTCTTCGTTAGTACTTATACAGCAAAAATGCTGATTAAATGTTTTGTGACTCCGTATATATAAATTAACGAAAGCACACCATTCAAAACAATTAAACTTTTCTCTTTCCACAATATACCAACACTTGTCCAAATAACAGATGCAAAAAAGAAACCATATACTCCATACATTTCATTTGGAAATGTACTAATGAGCATAGCGGCTGTTAGCAATACAGTTGTACCTGCCCATGCTAACGGTTGGTAAGGTTTACTCGCTTGTGTTGTCATCTTCATCCTCTTCGATGTTATCAGGTTTCAAAATAGGCATACCACCATTATCAAAATAACGTCCGTCATCTGTAACATAAATGTGTGTTGTAATGTTAGAACCATCAATAGCAGACTTTTTATAGATACGCTTTTTCTTAATGTTACCTTTATAGTCTGTGTAATCAGCATTTACTAAACGTACATTGCCATTCAGATTACCATAAATTCTATCTGCAGGTTCTCCGCCTGGTCCTATATGATTTGAAACTATTAGTGTATTATCCATTGCGCTTATCAATCACTTGTTTAATATGTATAAGGTGGTCTGGAACTTCCCAACCAAACACTGATGCTAAGTTTACACCACTGTTTTCATAATCTAAATCTTTCACACCTTTTTTCATGCCAAACCCTAGTCCACCTTTTGTCTTAACGTGTCTTTTAGGATCATATTGAGATTCATCTTTATATTGCATTTTTTTAATTCTCTTTCTTTGTTTAGGCATTGTTATAATAGTAACACAATTATATTACATTGTCAAGTTATTTTTACCACCAACCTGCTGCTATACCGTATCCAAATACGTTAACACAAGCAAAGTAGAAAGTTAATAGTGTTACCCATGCTGCACCTCTACGTAACGATGCATAGCATTGAGTAATACTACCTACAAAGAATCCTGGATATACTATAAGCATATTAGGATCCCTAGCAGTAAGAGCAAGAGTCATACTTGCACCTACTGTAAAGATAAAACTTATTAATTCAAAACCAAAAGCAACTTTATCGCTTTGGTAAGAGTTAATCCAAAAGTTTTTTATCTTTTCCAATTATTCGTCATCCACACGTGGACCTGAAACATCATCTGGAAGATTTTTAGTAATACCTAAAATACCTTCAATGTCACTCCATTCTTCTTCGTGTTTTGCCCAATCACCTTTGTGTGCAATTTTAATTGCTTTATTGATTGTGCTTGGTTTAATCTGTAGTTCTTCTGCTACTGCTTTTACAGTATCTTTAAGTCCTTCGTTCAAATCTTCTACTTCACGTAGTACAGTTGAACCTTCGCTAATTAGTCTTTCTAATTTCGCTTTTTCTTCGGGGCCGTAACTTTTTGACATATCATTCTCCTGGTTTGAGTTTATTATTATACATTATTTAGGCTTGTGTGTCAACACTTACTTGTAGATTTTCCAACCATTTTTATCAACTAAACTTAAAATAAATATTTTTTCTTTGTTGTAGTCGTGTTGTCCTTTGTTTCTGGTTTCGTAGAATGTTCTAGTTTCTTTAAAATCAAAACCAAAAATATTAACTTGTTTATTATTCGTTTCACTTAGATAATACAAAACCTGTAATCCTGTAGATGGTGGCGCATTAAGATTATTTTCTAACCATTGTGATTGGAACAAAGGTAACATTATTCTTTTTGCTTTAAATTTTGCTTTTTTTATTTTATATTCCAATTCCTTTTTAGTAGGAGTGAATATTAAAGTATGGAATTTTGGTGTTTCAGTATTGTATTTTTCAAAAGTGTTTACTTCACTTGAAGCCAAAAAGTCCCAACGACTTCCTTGAGATTCTTCATTAATTATACCTGCTCGATTAAATCTTACAGTAGGAAGACTATCAATAATGTGTCCGTTAGTTTTTGAAAATATACTTTCTGCGTTGCCAATTACATTTAAAGCCTGATTTAAATCTGTTAACATACAGGTATTTACGTCATAAAAAAAGCCGGCAGTTGAATACCGGCTTTAGTTTATATTTAAATTCTTTTTGTTAGCAGTCTGGACCGCAGTTGCAGTCGTCACCGCATTTGCCTTTACAAGCACACTCTGGACCACAATTGCAGTCCTTGCCTTCAGTTAAGCCTTTTTCCACAACGTCATACATTTCAAAACGTCCGCCGTTTCTTTCATATAGCATAGCAGCAAAAATTTCTTGCTTGTTTGTTTCTTCTACTTTTGTTACAGCGACTCTGTTAGCCCAATTCCAAAGAATATCATCCATTGGATCAATTGCTTGTTGTCCGCCACTTTCTTTAACCATTTTAAACATTTCGACAAATGACATTTTAGTTTCAACAGATTCTTTAACTGTTTTCTTTTTCTTCTTGCCGTAAGCACCTTCGTCCATTTCTTTATCGTCTGAAGTTTTGCCTTTCTTTTTGTCTAACATTTTTTTGAATGCTGCTTTCTGTTTTGCAGATTGTGCTTCTACAATTTCACCATCCATGTCTTTAAATGTAATTGATTCATTCTTCTTCTTGTATTCTTCCATACAAGATTCGCACATTTCTTTTAGTTCTTTCTGATCGCAGTCTGGGTGTGCTTCGCACATTTCTTTAACTGACATACCTTTGCCGCACATCATTAAGATGCTTTTCTTGCTAGGTAATTTTTTAGGTTTCTTTTCTGCTTTAATAATTTGTTCTGCTTCTTTAACAGGCTCTTTCTTTTTCTTAGCATCTTTAGCAGCCTTCTTCATAGGCTCTTTCTTGTCGCCATCTTTGTCCATATCAAGAAAGTCTGGTTTTGCTGCTTCTTTTACTTTTGAATCTTTTTTCGCTTCAGTAACTACTTGTTTAGCACCTAGCGCAATACCTGTTGATTCCGCCAGTGTTGAATAATGCTGTAAATCTTGACTTGGCGTAGTCGGATCTAGGTCACGCATTTTTGTTATAATTTTTCTAAAGTCCATAGTAGTTTCCTTTGTATAGTAAGTATTTATCTTCTTACTGGATTCTCACCAAAAATACTGTTCTTCATATCCAGTGCATTTTTAGCAGTTCCGTTGCCCGCTTTTGGTTGTTTAACCTTAGGCTGCGGAGGCGCTTTTGTGCCTGATTTTCCACCCCAAGGATCGCCCGTATAGCTCTTCTTACCACGTGCTTTACCCGGGCTTAAATGCGGTGCTTCTACACTAGCAATATTACCTGCTGCTGTAGCACCTGCTGTTGCAGACTCTTTAAAGCCTTTTTCACCTGCTTCTTTCTCTAACTCATACTTTCTACGCATAAGTTCTTTCTTTAACGTTTCGCTTTTACTTGTTTCAGGATCCAACTGAATATCCTGCAAAGCCTTACGTTTTGCTTCGTAATCCTCTTTATCCTTAGTAATACTAGTTCTAGTATCTTCTGCAAATAATTCACTTAGTTTCATAATACTATTTATCCTGTTTGTGGTCTTGTAAAACCTATTTCTTTTTACCTGACTTCATATTAGCACACCAGTGATACATTTTAGCCTTCTCACCGCTTGCGTTTTTAGCCTTCTTACGCAACGATGTTACACTACCATTGCAACTTGCACCTGATTTTTTTACTCTTCCGGGTCTACTTTTACCCTTCTTTTTACCATCAGCAAAGTTTTCTTCAATATGTTCTCTTACTAGATGTTGAAAATCTTCTTCTATTTCTGCTTTTAATTTTTTGGCAGTTCTTTCAAACTTATGATCTTTATGTTTGAACCCTATGCCTCCGGCACTTTCCCACGCTGCAATGTTAACACCATAATCGTCTATAAGGATATTAGGTGTGCCGTCGGAGTTTATTGCATACTTCGCCTTATCCTTAGTTATGATGACTTCAGTTGGTGGAAAGAAGTCTAGGTTCTTTTCAATCCATTCGCGTTTATGAGGTTCTGAGTTAGGGTCATTTGCTAGTGGAGAACTTAGAATCTTGTAGTCACCTTTAACTTGTTTAATAATACCAAGTAGGTTTTTTGCATTTGCTGTGAGAGGAATGTTTAACCAAAATTTATCCTCATCTCTAATTTTTTTAAGTGCTGGTTCAATTTCATCTTTACCTAGTTCGCGCCAGTCCTTGCCAACTAGTTTTTTCCATTCGCCAAAGAAGTCTGCAAGTACACCGTCCATGTCTACATATATTTCTGATTTAGGATTAAGTCCTTGGAACATATCTTCATATGTTTTCTTTTTCTTTTTCTTAGGGAATAGTTTCTTAACATTCATATACTCGCCGCCAACAGGAACATCTGCTGTAGCATTTTGTTTTGTAACAATGCCAACACCTGCTGCTTCTTCGTCTACAAATTGATGTGCTCTCATCCTAATGGGTTCTCGCCTGTAAGTTTGGGTCTAGCGAACCACAACTTGAACCATTCAGGGGTACCTGGTTGTATGTCGAGTTTCGCTTCGTAGTATTGTTTCTCTGTGCCTGTTATAGATAGGTTGGGTCCATCATACTGTTTCCAGCCGTGACGTTCATAGATGCCTGCAAGTCTTTTTAACTCTTCTAACTCCATTACATCTTAACACAGTTGTCTACAGTTTTGCCGCCCTTCTTCTTGGTGCCCATACGCTTGTAACCTTTCCAGCATACTTTGCCGTCAACGCCTTTTTGCTTTGCTTCATTAACACTTTCGTATTGCTGTCTAATGCTTTCTGGCATAGCAACAAATTTAGGCTTCTTACATTCTGAACATACTGCTTCATTTGTTCTTTGTAGTGCTTTTGCAACACCAGGATGATCAGCAAGTCCAGGAGCAATTTTATTAATTACTTCTACTGCGCCTGTCATATTACCTGCTTTATATCTAGTATCATTTAAAACACCGTAAGCCATTTTAATTTGCTTATCTGTAAAGCCCATATTGTCTTGTGCTTCTTGTGTTGTTTCAGGTACTGCAATTTCGTTTTCTAAGTAGTGTTTTGCTTTGCTTAACATTTGTAAACTATTAGAAACTTTACTCTGCCACCAGTGGGGGAAATCACTGTCGTCAGGTAAGTTCTCTAACATTTCAAAAAGTTCTTTAGCATATTTTGCTGCTTGATATAATTCTTTACGAATCATATGACGCTCATCATCTACATGTCCAATTGAAGTTTCTGTTTCAATTGAATCTTTCATTTCATCATCGTCATCATCATCATCGTCTGGACTAGGATCAGGATCTTTTATTTTTGATAAACTTGTATCTTCTTGCTGACTAGCCCACTTCATCAACTTCTCAAGTTGTTCTTGACTGACCTTTGTTTTCTTTAGTAGTTCTTGAATTGAACTAGCACCACCTGGATCACCATAGCGTGTAAGTTCATCTCCAACACGACCTAGCACATTTGATAATGCATCGTCCTTTGTAGTTGCTGCTTTATCCATTAGGATCCTTCCTAGTTTAGAAAGTTCGCCTCCTGCTGGATTTGTGTAAATTGATTCATCCATTGTTTTCCCCTTGTGTTTTAATTTACCTGTTTTCATTTCTTTTTTCTTATCTCGATGTGATCCTGCCGCGCCACTTTTACGTAGTGCTTCCATATCTTTCCAGTTAGGATCCCTCGTTTTGATCGTCTTCTGGTTCTTCATCTGATAATCCCATTCCTTGTCTTACAGCAGCGAACAATTCGTCTGCATGTTCTCCAGCACCTGTATGCTGTATAAACTTTTTAATATCGTTGTTTACGGCATCTTCTCTTGCTTTTGTACCGCTTATTCCTTCGACTCCATCAGCGCCGTCTTCTCTTGCACCAGCACTTACAAACTCAAGGGTTTCAAATTTGTATTTAATTTCTAAAGGACCTTTTTTACCTTCAGTCTTACCATTGTAGGCTACTAAACTATCGTATAAATTTTTTCTGTCATCTCCACCTACAAATGTTGCATGTGTATAGTTTTGGTCATTTAAATATTCAGCAACTTTTGTAATTGTATTTAGATTAGTATCTTCTATTACATTTTCTGCGTAGTCGGAATGTATCTTTCTAATAAAGTCTATCTTAGTAGAATAGTCTAAAGGATTCTTTTTAGAATCTTGTGATTGTGTAGTAAAAATTTTCATATCACCACCTTGTGCAGACATCTTTTTAAAGACTTCTTTATGCCCAAGTGTAGGAGGATTGAACCTTCCAAAGCAGAAAGTTACATGTTTGTCTGTGTCTGCTTCAAATAGTTCTCTAATTTTCATAGTCGCCACGCTCTATAAATTTTTCTTGTTCACCGCAAATACTTCTTGCCATGTTAATAAGTGTTTCTTTTGTAAATTTACTTCCATCATTATCATCAATACCATACTTTGTGCAATACATTTCTTTACATTTTTGTATAGGTTTGATATAAATTTTATATGCATCAGGATGTCCTGCATATTTTTTATGCTTTTTAATTGCAGGGAACATTACATTAGATGTAACATCATTGTCATTATTCATGAAGAATTTTAAATCTTCTAACCAGTTAATATCCTGGTTTTCTTCTGGTGCACCTATAGGCGAAAATAATTCGTTTAGTCTCATTTACCACTTCCTACATGACCAGTAACGTGCTTTTGTACGCGGTCCTGGATTATCACAATTGTGTCTTGCTCTAAAAGATTTTCTACGCTTAGGATTAGATTTCTTAATACGCATATTTGGATCACCAAAGTTTACTTTTTTAATGTTCTTAGTTTTTGGATCACGTACATATACTTTAAACTTCTTAACATCGCCTTGCATAGGCTTGCCAAGTTTTACTTTACGTCCTTGGTATTCTGCTTCGTCTACAATATCTTCGTGCCAAGGTAGGTATCCGTAGTATTCGTAGAACTCCTCACCTTCAAATGTTTGTTCATCTTCTTCGTTAGTATCCAATCCAGAAAGTTCTTTGATTCTATCAAGTTCTTCGTTCTCACCACCATCAATATTAAAATCTTTCATTAACGTTATAACAAAACTTTCTACCCATTCGTCATCATCGATTGCTTTTATGAGTGACTCAATTTTTTCATCAGCAGTATCACCAGGTACATCTTTTGCTGTTACTA